AAATGCACCATATAATACAAATGCATCAGAAATTATTTGTAGTTGAGCGGAATTTACAACCTGATCTGCCGCAGTATTAGCCCGTAAAGTAATACAACTAGACATAGTAGCAATATATTTACCCGCTGGAAGTGAAATATATTTAGGTAGAACTCCATTAGCAGTAGTCACAGTCATATATCTCTCATTAAAATTAATACTATCCGCAGAAGTATCCATTGTAAGAGAACTATCAAAACTTGTTAAGGTGAATGTTTGACCAAACGAAGTACTATTTAATAAACTAGCAACAGACATTTTTATATATTATTAAATAGAATTTAATTTTTATTTTTTTTTATATATAATATTCTAAAACTTTTAAATGTTCTACAGGAATAAATAAATAATCGCTTTTATTTGATGCACGAACATTCCTATTAAATTTCTTAACTTCAAATGTGTCAAATAACTCTTTTTTATATTTAATATAACATAAACAATCAGTATATTTAAATAAGAATATTATTTTCTTATCGCTTTCCGTTTTGTTTCTTCCTATTAATGTCGTAGGGTATTTATCTTTCGTGTTTGTTCGTGTTTTTAATTCATAACAGTATTTATCACATTCGTAATCAAATCTTGCTAAATCATTTTCAATTATTTTTATATCTCTATTAAATAGTTTTTGTATTGTTGGTAATAAATTAACTTGTTCTATTCTTCCTTTTTTATTATCCGCAGGATAAAAGCCCATATTATAATTAAGCATAGAAAATAAAATAATCTAAAACTAAAAAAACTATATATTTTTTTATTTATTATATATATATATGAGTAAAAATAAAGTTATAGAAAAGTATAAGAATGAATTAAAAAAAATGGTATCTGAAGATGACTTTACCCGTAATTTTGGATTAGATGTGAAAAATAAAATTCTAAAATATAGTGAATTATGTAATTATGATAATATAGATGAGTTAATACCTAATAAAGATGATTTTAGAATTTTATTATTAGAATCACAACCAAGAGTAGGGCATTGGTGTTGTTTAATTCGTAAAGGTGATACACTTGAATTCTTTGATTCATATGGTAAAACACACAAAGGAGAATTAAGATATATACCAAAAATAGTTAATAAAATGTTAAATCAAGAAACTGATTATTTAACTAAAATCATGAAAAGTAGTAAGAATCCTATATTTTCAACATTAAAATTACAAAATGAAAATCCAGATGTATGTACTTGTGGAAGACACGTTATTTCTCGTATATTATGTAGTAAAGCAGGATATGATTTAGAAAATTATGAAAGATTAGTAAATAAAGAATGTGAAAATAGAGAAATGCCACCAGATATATTAATATGTCATTGGATTCCAATTTAAATATTTTTATTTTCCTAACTTCTCGGCTAAATCCTTAATAAAGCAATCCTAAGAATTAACTTAACAGAATATTTTAATCATTTTTTACATATGTTGAATCTATTACATTTATAGAATTACCCATTGCTTTTGCATCATTAACCTTCTCTTTATTTAAATCACTATATTTATCAGTTAAATAAATATTTCTAAGCATTGATGAACCTACTTTTTTATTAAATATTTTATATAGTATTTTTGTGATACCATTTTTATCTAATGGTGATTCATCTTTTTGTAATATAAAATCTTTAATTTTGAATTTCTTAATCCACATACACAATATAATAAATAATTTATTATCTACATCTATTTCTTGACTTTGATATGTTCCTTTTGTTTTATAATTATTAAATATCATTTTTTTATTAGAAATGTCAAAATAATTATAATCTTTATCTTCATTACCTTTATATTTTGAAATTGCTATCATTTTTAAATAGTCTAAATTTCTTCTTGGTGGTTGTAATACATATAACGATAATACAATATAAGATAATAATTTATTATATTCAGTATCTGATATAGCCTTCTTTTTCCATAATGGTTTTATTTCTTCTTCTAATTCATTATATTTTTGTTTAACTTCTTCTTGGTTTATCCATTCATTTTCCTGTTTTTCAGATTTAGTATTATTTGTTTTAAGAGTATTATTATATTCAATTAATAAATTATAATAAGTATCATATTGTTTTTTCATTTTTGGGTCATTTTTAAGAATAGAACAAATAGCAATAACATAACTACGTGCGGTAGTATCTTTTTTATCTTTAATCTTTTTAATAATACTATCAGTATCTTTCAAAAAATTTAAATTTTTTACAGGTTCATTATTATTTAACCTTTTTAAATTTGATTCATATAATTTAAGGCTTCCTTCACTTAATCCTCTACCTATTAATTTTTCTTCAATATTCATTTTATATAATCTATTTTAGATTATTATTTTAAAATAATTTTATTTTAATAAATATATTAATTAATATATATATATGTCATATTCAAACTATCAACTTAACCAACGAATTAATAATTTACAACAACAAATTAATACTGGTGGTGGTGGAACTCAAACACTAAGTGATGTCATGACACTAGGAAATATAGCATCAACAGATTTAGATATGGATAGTAATGATATAACAAATCTTAATAGTATTACGTCTGATACATCATTAACAGGACAAATTACATTTACACAACCGCCCCATTCAGTAACCCCCCTATTAGGTAATGATTTAACAACAAAAGGATATGTAGATAGTTTAGTAGGTCAATATTCAGGTGGATTTAATTTGTATTTAAATTATTCTCAAGCAGTAACAGTAAATTCAATTACATATAAAAAATTATCTCAAACAGTATCAACAGCAAATTTACAATCAATTACACTCACAACAGATGGAACAAATCAATTAATAGCACATTTTATAACTGACGAAATAAATATTACAGAAATTCCAACAGGCTTATGGTCTTTATTTTTATATGGTGGTATAAGTGCTACAGGCGGTATTGTATATTATTTTTTTAAAATTAAGAAAAATAGTGGTGGGGTTATAACTGATATTGCGACTAGTGGTAATAGTATTGATATTAACGCAACCCCATCAACAAACCCCGATGTATATCATATGAATGCTACAATAGATACTCCAATTAGTCTTTTAGTTACTGATAGAATAATAATTGAAATATATTGTATTAGAATTAGTGGAGCAAACGTTCAATTAACTACTTATTTTGAAGCAATCTATTATTCATATATACAAACAACATTAAACGCAGGAACAACTTTATTGAGTAGTAATAATAATTGGTTAGGGTCTAATGTTTTTAATGGAAATCTATCAATAAAATCAACTTTAACTGATACATCAGGTGATGTCGGGCTCGCAGGCCAGATTTTATCATCAACTGGTGTAGGGGCAAATTGGATTACAGCATCAATAGGAACAACATATGCAACATATACAGCATCAGCAACATTATCTTTATCCGTGAATCCTACATTATTAGTTGTATTTTCTGGCACAACAGCATCACAAACCCTAACTATACCATTTGGATATTCGGTAGGGCAAATAATACAATTTAAATCAACAGCATCGGTAAATGTAACAATATCATCAGGATTGGTTTTAACTTTTTTATATGGTATAAGTGTTACAACATCATCTTTCACATTAATACCATCTGATGTAATCAATTTAATTTATTCAGGGGGGTCGTGGTTTCAATACACGCCATCAAATACCTTTACTAAAATAGTCGGTGCAAATGGATGTATCGCAGGACAAACAAATTATGTCTCAATTAATACATCATCATTACCTCAAACTATATCAACAGTTATAAATACAGATATGTTTGTAGTATTGGCAGGTTCAACCGCGTCAAAAACATTATCTATACCAGTAGTATCAAATATAGGACAGAGAATAACAATAAAAAATAACGCATCAGTTAATGTAACTATAGATTTTCCATCATCATTTATTCAATTATTTGAGAGTTTGAACTTAGTAGCATCAATAATATTAAAACCAGCAGATGTGCTTAATATTTATTGGGGTTCAGTTTATTGGATACAAACAACCGTCACAAATACAATGACAGAATTAACAACAACGGGTAAAATATCAGTAGGGGCAAGTTTAAATTTATCAACAGTTTCACCAATTAATTGTGCGAATTCTGTCATTCCATCAGGAGAGATATTACAGTATTTAAGCTCTCAAGGACCTCTCGCAGGACCTACTTGGACTACACTACCAGCATCCACGTGGGTTGGAACTGCTACAAGTGCTTTAAATATGAATGCATATAGTATTATTTGTGATACTATTAATTCACTTACTGCAACAACAATAATGACAATAGGATCGAATATAACAGGTGCGGCTTCAACTATACCATTACAAATAGGAACAAATATTGGGTCACTTCCTACAGTTGGTATTAGTATCGGTGGGTCTAACACTAATATAAAATTAAATGGACTTACAGATATTGCTAATACTACAACAATCTCCTCAGGTAATTTAGTCGTAACAAATGGAGACATCACGGCAAGCACATCAGGTAAAGCAATAAAGGCAGCAATATTCAGTCCTCTTACAAATAGCACAGTTTTAAATCTTGCTACGTCTCAAACAAGTGGGGTGTTAAACATTGGCACTGGTGCGAGGACCACATCAGGTAATATTAATATCGGGACTGGTTCTGGCACAAATGCAAATCCAATAAGTATAGGTGGGTCGTCTTCCGTTATTACTTTATCTGGAGTTGTAAATTCATCAAATTATAATGGAACAACAGGCGGTGGTAGTATAATGACAATTGGAGAAAATCAGACGAGTGGGGATATACGAATTGGAAGCCAACAGACGAATGGTGATATTTGGATTGGTTGTAATTCAGGAAGAAACGCATCAGGTCAAATATTGATTGGAACATCTGATACAGAATCGGCAGTTGTGCCTATTTTTATAGGTAATGTTAATTCTTACACAACATTAAAGGGAACAAATGAATTTATTAATTCACCAATAGCACCAACCGCAACGGCGGGCGATTCATCCACTAAATTATCAACTACCGCTTTTATTAGTAATGCATTATCTTCGTATTTGACTACAGCACTGGCATCAACTACCTATGCTCCTTTAATTTCTCCTACTTTTTCCACATCTATTACATTAACAAGTGGAAATATTCAGGCATCATCAGGAAATATTATAGGAACATTATTAAGAAATGGTTCTAATTCAGGTTCAATTTCTTCAACTGGTGTGATAAATGGTTCAGCCTTAACATCTCCATCACTAACGGTAGCATCAGCGGGGACATTATCATTAGGAACATCAACGGCTACAGCGATTACAATTGGGTCATCTGCTATAACAACTACTAATTCAGGACCACTAACATCTACAGGCTTAATCACGGCAAATGGGAATGTGAAATCAAATTCATTAGATGTGATAGCAACAGGGTCGGATATGAGTATTGGTTCATCACAATTAGGGGGTGCGATTTTTATTGGTTCGGGTAAAACAGGCGGGTTTATAGCAATAGGAAATTCAAATAATACAGACCATACGGTTATTTTTAATCCATCGGTAACATTTAATCGGTCCGCAACGATTGATGGAACTTTAACACTAAAAAATCCTATCACACTACCTACAACAATAACAACCCCATCATCAACACAATTAGGATATTCATTTACTAAGGTGTTCCCAGATTCTACAACAATTCCTACACCTTCACCAATTACAGTATCATATGCAAATTCTACAACAGTAGGAACTGATATTATAAATACAGGAACAGTTATACCAATAGGAATTCATATGATGACTTGGACTATCATTTCAGATACTTATTCATTAGGT